ATAAACCATCTTTAGCTTTTATAACTTTACCGCCAAGATTAAATTTTTTTCTCATAATTACTTTCCTTTTTTAATTAATCCCATTGCACCTTTTCCGGCCTTGATGCCGAAGCTAGCTGAGCAAGCAATATATAATAAATGTTTATAATAATCCGGAAGTGACTGCAATGCGACAAAGCCCGCTTCTATATGTTGTGTCATTCCAGGAAAAAATACGAGTGTTGCCGGAGCCAGTAAACAAATTAAAATTAGTTCGTCTTTCCACGAGCCTTTCATTTGATCTACGGCTGATGCTTCCCATTTTATTTTTCCCGCTATTTGATCTTCTTTAAGTTTGGTAGCAGCTTTAATTTCTGTAACTTTTAATTCTGCTTTTGCCTTTTTTGTTTCGACGAAGCCACGGACCGTATCCGCAGCAACGCCGAGTAAAGGTTTTGCTAAGAGTTGCCAGACCATTGTCTAGGCTGCTCCACCTGTCATCCAACTGATGACCCAAAGAACTATGATAGCTACGATAGCAGCTTTTATCCAGTCCTTCATTTTCCATTCCGACCATTCTTTGACATGGTCCCATAGATCTTTTATTAAATTCATATAACCTCCTTAGTTAATGAATAGTTAAATCGAAGTCAGCTTCGAATTCAACAGTATTTTCTAGCTCATGTTCACAATTATTGCAATCACAACTAGAACAACTACCTCCGTTGCTATGATGACAGGCATGTCCACAATGTTCGCACAAATTATCCAAAAAACTTAATACCTTTGGTTGCTGCCCCTACTCCACGCATAGTTTGAGTTGGTTTTTTAACATTTGTATCTACATCCATACCATCTACTGAAGGTCCTGGTTTAACTTTAAACTCACCACCATCTCCGTAGCTCATTTTAGGCATTCCACCACCCATGTACTTCTTTTTTTTCTTATTTTTTTTCATATTTTCCTTAATGTAACGTTGGTTTTACCAAATTAATTTGAAAAACATCCTCAAGTTGCTTTTCAAAAACAGTTTCTGCTATTTTGCCGTCCATAGCATGATCTATATAGATAGCTTTAACAACTGATAACATAGCTGCAGCCATAATTAACTTATCTTCACTTGTTTTTGCGTATTGCTCCACATGTGATGCAAAATCATTTATACCTCGACTTAATTTATCATCATTTTCAGAATATGACATTAATTTTTCCTCATTTTTGATTGTTTTAAATTAACGCCTGCTCTCATAGCTGCAATTTCTGCGTCTTGATCAAGTTTTTTCTGATCTATTTCAGTTTTTTGGTCTAATTTACCTCTATCTATCTCTAATTTTTCCATATCATACATAGCTTTACGCTGTGCATCTTGTTCTTTAATGTCAATTTCTTGTTGTTTTAAGTTAATTAGAGGATCTTCATTTGTTGTGCCTAAGAATTCTTGTTCTTCTGCTACAATTTCTTCTGTTATAGTAGATTCTACTTCAGCAATTTCACTTTCCAATCTATTTTGCATTTCTTTTTGTAATTCAGGAGGTAATTGTTGACCGCCTAATTGTTGTTGTAATTGTTCTAGTTCTGCTTTGTTCTTTTCCATAACTTGTTGTCTTGCCATAAATGAAATATGCTCACTAATATGAGATTGTAAAGCAGCCATAGCAATTAAACTTTGTCTAACTAAACTTGATGACATAAACGCTCTATGTGCTTTTATATGAGCTTCATGATTTTGTTCTGGATAAGCAGTTAATGGTTTAGATTTTAATGCCTCTGAATTTTCTTTTGCTGGATCTACAGGTCCAGGTTTAGGAGGAGGTGGTAATACTGCATCAATATTATTAACTCCAAGTGCTTGATACATTCTTCTATAAGCTTCATAAATATTATGAATTTGAGGATTAGCTCCTGTTAATTGTAATTGAGCTTGTGCCAACTGAATACGTTGAGACATAGAAAAAATGTTTGGATCACTTACAGGAATGATATCAACACGATCATCAAAGTCTTGCTGTTTAATCATTCTGTTACCACCTACAACATTGTAAGGATATTCTGGTGGTAAATATTGTTGGAATACTTTTGCTAATAATTTAAATTCAACTTTTTGTGCGTAGTGCATTCTTTTATGAATTGCACTCATAACTTTAGTTCCTTGCTCAATCATCGCCATGGTAGTTCCTACCGGATTAGCTTGATTAGAATCAGCTATCTTTGCATCAGCAACAGCAGCAAATCTTTTTCCTGCATCAACACAAAAACCTAATAATAAAAATAAAGTTTGACTTGGTTCTTTGTAAGGTAATGGAAGTAGTCCTGATCGTAAATCACCAGATGGTGCATCTACATCCCTGAACTCTCCTGGTTGGATGGGGTTATCATCGTCTGCAACTCGCAACCCTCTCGCTTTAAATCCTGCAGGGAGATTGGACAACGTACCTGCATCAATGAGTTGACGGAGAGCTGACGTAGCTGTCCTGGAGAGACCTCCGAGCATGTGGATAAGACCAAAGCCATAAAAACCAAGACCAGGCAAAAACTTATAATGTACAAAATACTGAATTTTTTTTCTGAGTGGATCGTCCTCTCTGTAGTTTCTGTATATGGATAAAACTTTTCCCGATCCTTCGTCAACAGTAACAACATATGGTACTCTTATACCGGTTGCTGCTCCTGTTGTAACGTCTCTATCTTCAAACCCTGGTATGTTTAAATCACAATGTATTTCAAATAATGTGTATTCATTATCATCTTCTTCTCCATAAGTAGTAGAACTTACTCCAGATACATTTTGATATTCTTCTTGAATTGCATTGGTATTTGTTAATGATGGTCTAATTTCTACATCTCTGTAAAATCCAGATACCTGATTTTTTCTAATATCATTATATGTTTGTTTTACAATATGTGTTACTCTTGGAGACGATGCTAAATCTGTTGCATAAAAAGGAACAATTAAATCCTCACACGGAATAAAAGAAGCTTTAGCTCTTTGTTCTTGTGCATCAAAATAAATCTTTTTAAATGCTGATCCAGCTAATCCTAAATTAAATAATAACTGATCCATTTCAGGATCATATTCTTCCATAACATTTGTAATTTGATAATTCATAAAATCTTTAACTCTTTGAGCTTGATCTTCTGAATCAATAGTATGATCACCTACAATGTTACATTTTACAGGACCGCCAGGAGGTAATAATTCTTTATAAGCTTGCGCTTGAAACTGTGTTGCTGACTCTGCTAATAATGGATGAGTAACTCCACTAGCTCCTTGAAAAGGTCTAGCCCTCTCTTCATATTTAAAACCTAATAATTTAATACCATCAACATACGATTTTTCCCAATCTTGTCTTGATGATTTATCCATTTCATAATCTGCTCTAAGATTATCTGATATTTTTTCTGATTCATCATCAGATATAAACTCTGCTAAATTAGCTCCAAATGGTATTTCTTCTGCTTCTGGTTGTTCTTCTACAAATCCTTCTTCTTCTACTTGTATTTCTATATCAGGAGATCCTTCTTCATTAACAGGTAATATACCTGCCATTTTATCAACTTCTATTTCTTCTGACGTTGTGTTGGGTAATGCTTTATCTATGGCCACTAAACTGCTACTCCTAATATGTCTACTTCAGCTAATGCTGAATATTTGTTAATGTTGGTTTTACCACCTTCTTTATACTCCCTGAAACCCAATTTTGCTAGAAGTTTTCTTTCAAAGCCTTTGAGTTGTCTAAGGTCTATAACAATTCCAGGTTTTATTGCTGCCTTGTTACCAGGTATATTACCATAAGAAAAAGGTCTAAAAGGATTATCTTTATCTAAACCTTTTTTGTAAAAGTTGGGATCATCTAATTTAAAATCTTGTTTAACACTATTTATTTTACGATTAAAATCTGCATGTGTTTTAGAATTTTTAGGCCATGAAATCCACATATCAACATCATCTCCCGCTTTAACAGAAAAAGGTTGTGAATTAATTCCTAAACTTTCTAATCTTTTTGTATAATCTTCTAATAATGAATTAGCTGCTCGTAAAGAATTCTTACGATATATATTATTAAAAGCTGATGCTAAATTAAGTCCACTTCCTTGTTCATATCCCATAACAGCTTCTGGTAAAGGAATAGCAACAAAATCTTTTCCTCCTTGTATAGCAAGTTCAATTTCTCTTTTTAGTATTTCTTTAATCATATCTTCTTGTTGTCTAAAAGGTATGTCAGGCATTCCTGTTTCTTGAGTAGGAGTTCCTGAAAATTCTGAGTTAATTCTATCTTCTTCTTTTTTAATTTTAGCAAAAGCTTTATTGCCTTGTTGTTGCATAAAGTTTTCCATGTTTCCAAAGTCAGATAATATTTTTTCTTTTACTTGTAATAAGTTTGGATCGTTATCTGGAACACTATTTACTCGTTGCATTAGCGCTTGTTGATTCTGAGGTAGATTATAATCAGTAGCATCATCTACATCGGACTTAATTAATAACTTTTTAAGTTCACTATTAAATATTCTATTTTGTTGTGCTTTTAGAGTGTTTAATTGTGTTGTTAATGCAGCAGCCTGTTCTCCGGACACTTCTGCTTTAAATACAGGTCGATCACTTTTTGCTATTTGTTTTAAAACATCAAATTGCATCTCATCAAGAAAGGTTCCAGTCTGTCCATCTAAAGTTGTTCTATCGGTTTTTCTTACATGAGCTAACTCATTTTTTTGACCCATATGAGAACTTGTTACATCGTTAGTATCTTTTTGTCCTTTTAATGGATTGTAAGTGTAGACATCTGTTTTATGTGTTTTTTGTGCAGCATCACCTGGTAATGTAATTGTAGCGTGATTGGTTGTAGTTCCATAATCTCTTCTTAAATTTTTTAAATTAGTTAAAAAAGTACGAACACCAGCTCCTGTTTGTGTTTTAGGTAATACATCTTGTGCTGCTTGAAAAACATTTAATGCAAAATTATCTGCGTTAACGTTGTTCATCATTGGAGTCCATGCATTTCCTCCTGTATCTTTTTCTACTCTTTTAACAATGTTAGCTAAAGTAAGATCAATCTTATCATTAAGTAAAGCGTCTTGTGCATCACTTAATCTTCCTCCATTGTTTTCTAAAACTTTTAAATAATAATTACCAAAACGATTTGTTGTTTCTAAAATAAAATTTTGTGTAGCCTTAG